TCAGGGGCCGTTTGGGGCTGTCTGGTCACAGGTCGAGGGTTTGTTGCCCGTAGCCTCGTGTGCGTTCGATGTAGCGGGCTGCTCGGCGTAGCACGGTCGGATCGTCGTTGAGCATGCCGAGGCCGACGTTGCAGTTGCGATGAAGCAGGCCGGTGACGGATGCGGCGAGTGTGTGCACGTCGTGCATGGCTTCTGCGCTGTGTGGGTGATCCAGATGCGGAGAGTCCTCAAGATTGATCGGTTGATCGCATACCGGGCACACGCCGTGCTGCTGCTCGTACAGGCGTCGGATCAATCTTGGTCGGTAGTCCGAGTAGTTGAGCGCGTCGTGCACGTTGCCACAGCGTCGACACACTGGCCTCAGATTGTCGCGATATTGCGCTGAGGGCGGGAATGCTTCGGGCGGTTTGTTGCGTCCGCACGTGTTGCAGACTTTCCAGCCGACGGTGACGGCCGGCGTGCAGGTGCCGAGCTCGAGGTGCTGCTGGCTCATTGCATGCGTGCGTTGCGGGCTCGGATGCGGTTGCGCATGTCGTCCCGGTCGTAGCTTTCAGCCAGGTCGTACTGTCGGCACAACCAGCGAAGCTCGGTCACGTTGAGCTCGTCGAGCTTGATGAGATGCCAATGCGAGTCACGATCTTCGTACCAGTATTTGCCAGTCATCGGTTTGCCTTTCGGTATTGGCGGCGGTAGCTCGCTTCAGCGTGCCGGCAGCGTTCGCATCGGCAGCCTTTGCGGTAGGCCGCTCGGCCGTGCTGCCTGTCGTTGCTGCTTTGTTGCTTCGGAACGTAGGGCACGCTCCTCCTTCCTTGAGGGTGGGCGCGAGCGATCAAGACCACGGTCGCAGTTTTTGCGCCGTTTTTGGTCTTTGTGATCGATGCTTCCCATCGGGCAGTTGCTCGCTCACAAGCCGCCGGGCATTACTTCGGCGGGTCCCGTCATGTGCTCGTCGATCCTTTTCGCTTCGGCAGGTGCGGGGACACGGTGACACCTGCGGCCGACGAGCTCGTGTTGCAACGTATTGAAGTGTTCGCCCCGTTGCGGGCATCGGCCTCGATGGGCCGACCAGCCTGTCACGTCGCTGAGTCGCAGTCATTTGGTCGGCTGACTGTCGCCGTGCATGTAGTACGATGCATCTCGGTTGTTGAAGCGACCGGCACGCTAACCGCACGATCACCAGCGTGTCAACGATCGGGCCGCCGGCGTCTGACTCCTTCCGTCGGCGGCCTGGTCGTGAACTCGGGCAGCGAGTGCTGTGAAGGCTGCTGCGGCGCATTGTGGCACGACAGCGTTGCCGAGGGCGTGCAAGGCTTGACGGCGGTTGGTGAGCGTGTCTGTGACCCAGCCCGCTGGGTAGCCCATCATGAACTCGACGAGGTGTGGCGAGAGTCGTCCGTCGACAGTTGGAGCTGGTGCTGATCGACCAACGATGCGTTCCCATCGGGCAATCGCTGGCCAGTACCCTCCGAACACGGCGGAGCGTGACCGTGTCCCCTCACCATCGCATCGGTCAGCGTTATGTTCGACAAGGTTGAGCCTCCCGAACCCATATGATCCGAGGCCGTCGGCGTCGGTAACAGCGTCGGCAGCATGTTGAGGGACGGTGACCCTCGACGGTTTGGTGCGTCCTTGCCACGGTCGCCCGCTGTCGGTGTCGGCAGGGTAGGCAAGTCCCCACCAACGAACCCGACGGTGAGGGGCTCCAACGGCTGCTGCTGCCATAGTCCCCCACGTGATGCTGTAGCCGATTGCGGCCAGTCCGTGAACGACTCGGGCCATAGCGTCCCCGTTGTTTGCAGACAGCAGCCCTGGCACGTTTTCGAGGAACAGGACGGGTCGTGTCCCCATTCGGCCAACAAGTCGGCAAATGTCGTCGAATAGCCATCGTTCATCTTCTACTCCTTTGCGTAGGCCAGCTGTTGAGAGCGGCTGGCATGGAAAGCCAGCGGTAAGAATGTGGACCGGTGGCAGTTCGTCGAGGGCGGTGAAGTCCCCAAGGTTTGGTGCTGACACGTTGGCCTCAAGCCACTTGCACGCGCCTTTGTCGATATCAGACACAAACACGGTGTCAGTGTTGAGGCCGGCCAAAGTCAGGCCGTGCTCAAGGCCAGCAATGCCAGTACAGAGGCTGCCGACAGTTGTAGCGGTCATTCGCTGATTGCCTCGGTGAGCTGTGCGACACGGTCAGGATCAGCCCGGCGAATGCCGTGCAGAATCGTCGTGTGGTCACGGTCAAGCTCGGCACCGATATCGGCCAGGGTCAGGTCGTATTGGTGATACAGCACGGCCATGATCGGGTGGCGGGCGGCGACCACGGCGGCTTTGCGTGACGGTGACAGCAGCTGCTTCACCGGGACGTTCCACAGCTCGGCGGCTGCTTTGACGACGTGTGGCACCGGGTCGTCGTACCTCGGTTCGTTGATGTAGTGCCCGCACTTTGTGCACCATTCCATTATCGGCCTGCTTTCTTTCGGACTTCTTCCCAGTCGGTGACGTACCGCAGCCGCTGCGATGAGCGGTCGAGGGTGATGTGATCTCGGCTCGGTTCGAGATCGAACAGCGGGCCGAACTCCTCGACAGCTTGGCGTTCTCGCCACGGTTCGCCGTGCTCGACCTGCCATTTGACGTACAGCCAGCCCCAGAACAACGTCAGCACGACAAGGCCGGCCAGGACGACGAAGAACACGCCGCCGCTACTCATCGCCGTCTCGATGCTTCACGATGCGCCGGCGATCGCTGCTGGCGGTGCGCATGTCGTCGCCGTGAACGTGCACGCCACGAGCGGCTTGCATGCGTTCGGCGTGGCTGCGGGCCTTCGGCGGGTCGGTCAGCTGGGTCTTTGCTCGGTCGGCGCGTTCTTTGCGCAGCCGGGCATCGCGGTCAGCAGCGAGCACTTCGGCGAACCCTTCCCACGTTGCCTCCCATGCGGGCTTCCATTCGGTCATTGCTTCCCCTTTTCGTTTGGGTTTTTCAGGTAGGCGATCACCTGGTCGACGTGTTGCGGCCGGATGATTGCGCTTGAAACGGTGTGAGTGCGACTGAGTGCGTCCATCCAAACGTGCTGTTCAGGTCGGACACGGCCAGTCTCGGATTTGAGCTCGAGGAACAGAACACGGCCGTGGCGACCGTGCACAAGGACCAGATCGGGGAAGCCGGCGACGTTGCGACGGCTGTCGTTGTCGTGAAACACAAGCCAGCCGTGCATCTCGGCTGCGTCGGTCAGCAGCTGCTGAAGCTCAGCCTCGGTCACGACGTTGCGACACGAGCAGCCACAGCAGGCCGACAGCTTGCACGACGAGAGCAGCGGCCATGATTCCCCAAATGGTCCACCAGCTCACGGCTTCGGTGCCTCGTTCGCCACAACAGCGTCCACGGCCTCTTTGATCGCTGCCGGCAGGTCGTGGAAGTGCACGCGCTGCGTCAGCTGCCACCACGGTGTCTCGACTTCAAGTTCGTACACCATGAACTCGGCGTCGAAGTCCCGAGCGGGCCAGACGTTGATGCCGAGGGTTTTCTTCATGCGATGCCCCAAACGATCGCTTGCCGGCCAGCTCGTGTTGGTTGCCGGTCGCCGGTGTCGATGACACGGCCGTCGGCGGCGAGCTCGCTGCGGCGGGTACGGATGCCGGACACCGATACGGGTTTGCGTTCGATCTCGGCGATGCGTTGGCACAGTTGCTCGTCGGTGAGCGGGCCGTGCGCCTGGAGCGCATCGAGGATCATGCGTTGCGTGTCGGTGACGGTTGTGCGGGTGATCGTGGCAGCAGCCTGATGTGACGTTGTGGGATCGGTGTTGCGTGCCCTCGGTGTCGTGTTGCTGTAGATCACCTGAGGCCGGTACTGGTCGCACCAGGCGATGTGTCGGCCTTCGCCGCCGCAGTTGTGGCAAATCATGCTGCACCTGCCTGCCGGTCGAGGGCACGGTCCAGCCGGAACTGGTCAGCGCTCCAAAGGTGAGTTCCGACGCCGATGCGGGCGGCGCAACGCTTTAGCGAGTCGCTCACTGCGTCCTTCATGCGTGCGCCGTCGTGCGGCCAGTTCTCGGGCCGTTCACAGTCGCCGGCGTCCTGCACCGTCGTAGTGCGGCCGTCGATCTCCACCGACAATTCGCCGATGACGCCGCAAATGTGCCCGGTGTCGGCGTCGCGTATCTCGCGCACGATGCGGAAGTCGAACGGGCCGATTACGGCCAGCAGCTTTTCGACCACCACCGAATGTTTGACGTACGAGCCAAACCCGGTCGGGTTCTTTTGGATCAGGGACTGCGGAAAGGGTTTGGCGAGCTGTGCAAGCTGGTCGGTCATGAGCAGCTCCCGAAGCAAGCGGCCGGATCGAGGGCGACGTCGGCCAGCATGAGCACGGCCAGGACGCCGGCGGCGATGAACCCGGCGATGGTGAGGGCGTCGAGTAGGCGGCTCACTGGTCGGCCTCGGTAGTGAGGTCCGACAGTTTCGGGCACTCGACGAGGTGCAGCGGCACCGTGTCGTAGTCCAACACGGTGAGCTCGCTGTCTGCGTGCTCGTTCAACAACGTCAGCAGGTAGTCGAGTCCTCGACACGGGCCGCCGTAATCCTCAAACGCAATCGTGAGCGTGACTTTCTCGTAAAGCATTCTGTTTCTCCAGTCTGTGCCCGGTTGGGCAGGTGTTATCCAAACACAGTGTGGAGAACTCGTCAAGGATCAGACGATGCGCACGTCACCAACGGTGCCCTCGACGACGTCGACAGTGACGGAACCTGCCCGGCGTGCACCGGGGCCGGCTGTCTCGGCGTACTGCGGGCTGCCCGCATCTTCCGACGGGCATTGGATCCAGGTCCGAGGTCCGAGCCATTCGCACCGGAACGAGTGAAAGTGGCCCGAGATGAGCAGGTCAGCGGCACCGATCGGCCGGTGATTGCCTGCCTGCTTGTCATGCCATGCCTGAGCTCTACCCTGCCCCCCGACCTGGTGGCCGTGGAACAGGCCGACACGCAGCCCGTCAACCTCAACGCACACCGTCAAGTCATCGCCAGGCACGGCCCACGACACGCCGGCGTACTGCTCGAGATCCATGCAAGCCCAGCGGCAATCGTCAATTGCAGCGACGTCCACGTTGTCACCGACGATCGAGTCACGTTTGCCTTGCCGGTTCTCGCCGTGATTGCCAGGCACAGCAGCGACGGTCACAGTTTCGACGAGGGTGCTGGCTTTGTCGATAATCGCCATCGCTGCCTCGCGCACAACGGCTCGTTGTTCTCGGTCGGTCATCTCGACGCTGTAGAGCTGCTGCGCGCCGTAATGGTTCGGGCTGCATGACTCGACGAGGTCGCCCCCGAACGCAATCAGGATCTCGCCAGGCTTGCCGGCCCGCCGCCACGATGCCTCGAAACGGGCCGGGAGCTCGCCGAGGCTGTCCAAAACGTGCTCGATCGTGCCAGCTTTGCCGACCTGCCAGTCCGACGTGGCCCATACCTGCCCGCCTGGGGCCGCTGAGAGCCGCTGTGAGCGTTTGCGGCGTCGCAGCGTCCCGATCAGGTCGTCGAGGTCACCGAAGGCTTGAGAACGGCGCACAGCGGTGATGCGGTAATACCAGCACCACTCGCCGCTGCCGGCTTTCTGCTGCCATTTGCGCACCTGCAAGCTGCCAGGCTTGATCGCCCACTCGCCAGCGTCGAGGCGCATCTCGGCCAGGATGGTCGCCTCGTCGGGGTCGATTGCTTCGGTGGTAGCGAGGCCGGTGAACTCGGCGACGCCTGTCTCGTGGTTGATGAGGTGGCCGGGTTCCCAGCCGGGCGGCGGCCGGTCCGGCCCATTTCGGTGGGCAGTGAGGCGCGTAAATTCTTCAGCGGCGGACATGTTCACGCCACCTGACCACCGAGCTGTAGCCCATATCGATGCCGACAGCTTCGAGACTGCGCTGAATCATGGCGATGTTGGGGTGGTCGTCGTTAAGAGCTTCAACAATGGCGGCGAGCAACTCAGGGTCGTTGGCTTCGAGCTCGCGTGCGACAGCGTGAAAGTTGGGCCGCCTACTCGGCACCATTGTCTGACGGAACTGGTCTGCCTTCGACACGGTGGTGGTCCTCCAGGTGGTGGTCGAGTCGGTGCGCTACCCGGTCGACTCGGTCCAGCGTCAGTTTTGAGCGTTCGTCGAGCCGGCCGAGCAGCTGCCGGCTTTCGCCGTGCTGGGCTGTGTTCTCGGCGCGCAGGTTGCGAAGTTGCAGCAACGAGGCGAGGGCGATGCCGCCGAGAGAGAACGCGCCGGTGATGAGAGCGACCCAAACCTGCATGTCGGCATGTTAGGCGATGACGTCGTAAAGGTCAGGCACGACGTGCTCGGCAAAATCGGCTCGGATGATCGGGCCGTCGAACGTGGCAAGCCAGTTCTCGGGGTTCTTGATCGGTCGGGCTTTGCCGTTCGAGCAGGCCCATACTTTGCCGTTTGTGGTCGATACAACGGTGTGAAGCATGTCTTTGTGGTCCTCAAGGTCTGTGATCGTGTTTGTTTGTTGAAGTCCGGCCAGCGCTTCGGCCGGGCATTCGGTGTACGAGAGTGCGCCGTGAGCGACAACGCTGCGCCAATGGCCCAAATGGTTTTCGTTGGAGAGCTGACGGGTGAGCCAGTCGAACGAGCGGCGCTGCGCCGGCGTGACAGCGTCACGACCTTCTCGGTAGTCGCCGATCAGCGCAACGCTGAGCGTGTTGCCGTTCGACAGTTTCACGTCGGGCCGGGTTGCTCGGTTGGCTGCGTTGCGGAACTTGACGCCGCGACCCTCGAGGATGGTGCCGTCAGGGTGCAACAGGTACGAGTACGGCAGCGACGAAAAACGGGCAGTCCACCGGCGATCCCAGATCACGTTCTCGACACGCTGCGCGTCCTGGGCCGGGAACCTCGACGTGGCGGTGACGGTGTGGTGAACGACGACAGCGGCGGCCGGGCCGGGTTGGCGCACGCTGGTCGGCCACCAGCGGCCACGCTTCGACCACTCCTCAAACCGCACGAGCGGTGCGGGAGGCCGGCCACCGAGCCGGGTCATTGTCCTGTTCTGCTCGGCGGTTCAAGCAGCAACGCAATTACGGTCGCTGAGAACGCCGTGACCGCTGCGACTTGCTCGGCTGACCAATTCACACCGAACGCTGTAATGAGCGCAACAGCAGCAACGATGACGGCCTGGAGCCGGCCAGGATGAGCTCGAAGCCGGTCCATCATGACGGGCCGACATCCTGAATGAGCAGGTACGGGTCAGTTGTGCCAACCGTGCCGACGTTGGCCGAGGTAGCGCCTGCGAGCACTTGTGCCCGAAAGTCGACCGTGATGCTGCCCGACCCGGTGAAGTAGCCGGAGATGGTGCAGCCGCAAAAGTCGAGCGAGGTCGAGGGTGCCGGGATTGATCCTTCGCTGATTCGGCCTGGCGCGTAGATTTTCATGAACAGAGCGCCGGCGGCGTTGAACGTGTTTGCGTTGAGCTGGGCGATTGCCAGGTACAGCCTGCCCGTTTCAGCCGTGAACGTGACCGAGACAATGTTTTGCTCGCTTGTGCTCAGCGTCGGTGGCGAAGTGTTGGTGCCGTACCCCATGAGGCCCCACGGCAGGGAGTTCATTGCGTCAGCGGTCAGAATCTCAGTGCTTGAGAAGGGGAATGGCATTGTTTGTTTGTCCTATGCGAGCCGGTTGACGTCCAGAATACCGAGCGCTGCGCTGTCGAGGGTGAACGTGCCGTAGCTTGATGACGGCCGCAGCGTGAGCGTGACGGTTGTGTCGGACGGTGAAGCTTTGATGGTGCGGCCGACAATGACGGTGTGGTCGGTGATTGCTGATGGTCGGCCGGCCGGGGTGAAGTTGACAGCTGCGCCGGCCCACACGCCGTTTTCGGCTGACAGCAGGAACGACCAGGTGGCGAAGTAGGTGTCGGGCAGGGTTTGCTCGATCATCGAGGCCGTGATTTGAAGTTTGGTCGCCGAGTACACCGGCCGGTTGAAGCGCAGAACCCAGTTGATCGCGTCTGTGAGCGTGTCGGTGTCGCTGTCTGACGCATTCAGGTACTGGCGAAGCCGTGACCCGTATTTGGCCTGCGCAGTCGAGGGGTTGGCGACGTAGCCGTTATCGAGGCGTTCGATGCGTGCGGCGGTGGTGAGCTGGTCGAGGCTGTAGGCGCGTTCGAGGTTGCGGTATGGCAGTTCTTTGCCGGTCGGGTTTTCGGCGAACGTGTAGGTGCTGAGGCCGCTGCGTTGTGCGTTCTCAACAACGAACACTTCTTGGTGTCCGGTCGGTGTGCCAGGTATGACGCCGGACGGTCCGACAAAAGCGCCGGGCCATACGGCGGTCAGGCCGCACGTCACGACAGCGTTTGCCAGGTAGTCGCCGATCGGGCTCGCGCTCACGTCAGCGCTGTCAATGTCAAGCTGCCGGGTGATTGACGGGCTTTCGAGCGACACCGACAGTTTGCCGTTCGGTCGGAGTGTTTCGCCGAAGTTCGGCATGACGGTGTTGTTGGTCAGCTGGTCAGGATCGGCAAGCGCCTCGATCGCTACGCTCGGTTTGCTCCAAGTATTCGTGGCGATCGTTTGGACTTGCTGCCGGGCCGCTGACTGCAACACGTCGACAGCAGCGATCGTCACGGTCGAGGTAATGCCGTCGTCTTGGACGTCGAACTCGTCGATGATCCCGGCGAACACTTTCGAGACGTGCGTTTGCGTATCGTTTTCGACGTCGCAGAAAATCAGCAGGGCACGCTCGAACCAGTCGGTGCCGCTGTAGGTGCCGCCGGCGTTCGGGGTGAGCGCGCCGTCGTTGTTGTCGAGCGTGACGACGGCCTGGCCGGTGCCGATGACGCCGAGGTCGGTGAAGTGGTCGACGGTCAGGCCGAGGGTGCGGCTGGTGAAGTCTGTCGATGTGAACGTGCTGCCGTTGTCGTAGTAGCCGACCTCGATGCGCCAGTTGGTCGTGACGGCCATGTCAGAACCGTCGTGTGCCGGTTTGCACGGGCAGGGTGCCTCGGCGGCGCTGGTAGCTTTGGAGAGCTCGCACGACGTCGTCGCCGTCGGTGCCTGCGGGGAGCTGCACGGTCACGTTGAACGTGTCGCCACCGAAGCTGCCGGCCCGGTTGAGCGGGATGACAGCTTCGTCGCCAGCCTCCCCGATGAGGGCGAGCGTTGGGCCGGTCACGATGCCGCCGTCGGCTAGGAACGGCACCTCGATCTCGGGCATGCGTGGGATGCGGAACTCTTTGCCGCCGATCTCGGGAATCCAGCCAGGCACGCTGAACCCAAACCCGCCAATCGTGCCGTTCCACAGCAAACGGATCGCAGACATCGCAGCGCCGAACGCTGGGCCAAACGGTGAGAAAATGCCGGCGATGATCGGGCCAAGGGTGTCTTTGACGGCACTGAACACTTCGGGCAGTTTGCCGATGGCGTCGATCACAGTTTCGACGGTGTCGCGCACGATCTCGAACTCGTTGTAGGCGTAGACAGCCGCAGCAAACAACGCAGCGAACGCCACGACAGCGAGCGTGATCGGGGACGTGAGCGCCAGGAACGCAATACCGAGCGCTGTAACGATCGCCAGCATGGCCGCCACGATGCCTTTGTTTTCCTCGATCGTGTCAAAGAACCCGTCAAACTGTTCTCGGACGTAGTCGACAGCGCCGGCCAAGCCGTCCTCGCTGATGGCGTCGAACAATCCCTCAAGGAACTCGACCAGGCGTTCAATTGTTGGCATCAGTTTGACAGCAAGCCGGTTGCGCAGGATCGCGAACCTGTCGCTGAGGGTGAGCATTGCGTCGCTTTGCTCCTCAACGACGCCGGTGCCGTCACCGAGCAGCCCGTTGAAGTTCTCGACGTCGAAAACGCCGGCCTCGATTGCTGCAAGCAGGCGTTGCGCACCCTCGGCACCAAACGCTTCGGTGGCAATGTTGAGCCCGTCGACGGTGGTCGCAGCGTTTTTGATTGCCTCGACGGTTTGTTCGAGCGCCTGGCGGGGATCGCCGCCAACAGCAGCAATTTCTCGGCTGAACCTGTTGAGGCCAGGCGAGATGCGGGTGACGTCAATGCCCGCCTGCTCAAGACTGCCCATGAGAGCAGTTGTTTCTTCAAGATTAAAGCCCATGTTTGCGAACACGGGCCCGAACCGTTCGATGCTGGCAAGCAGCTGATCCATCGGCCGGCCAGTTTCCTGAGCGACTCGCAGAAAGTCACCGAGGGCCTCGTCGGCGTCGTTCTCGCCGAACACGGTAAGCGCCGAGTCAGCAATCGTGATCGCTTCGGCCACGTCCACGCCAGCGACACGCGCAAAGTCAAGGAACAACTCGGTTTGTTCTTCGAGGGCTGCGCCGGTCAGCCCGAAGTTGGTGCTGACGTCGGCGAGAGCTCGTGAAACTTCGTCGAACGATTGCGGAACTTCGGTGGCGACGTTGCGGGCCGAGTCGATCAGACCATCGAGGGCAGCGCCTGACGCGCCGGTGCCCGCGATGATGTTGTTTTCCATCGTGTCGATGCTTTGCGCGATGTCAAACGCCATCTTTGCGCCGGCAGCAGCGACGCCAGCGAAACCGATAGCCGCAGCGCGTGTGAAGCTCTTGAGCTTGCTGTCGGCCTTGTCGACGGCTTTGCGGAACTTCTTACTGTCGCCAAGGATCGCAACAGAAATGACGGATGTATCGGCTGGCATGTCGGCAGTTTAGAACGCCCGCCGGATGATCGACCGGACCTCGCGCTCGTATCGGTTGATGACCTGGGTGCGGCGCTCGTCGAGGGCTTCGTACAGGTAGGGCTGCGGGCGGATGCCTCGGCGAGCCCAGCCGAAGTGAATAGCGCCGGCGTACGGGATTGCTGCCGGGCCGGCTTTGCGGTCGTTGCCAGACTTCACAGCCGCCGCCGTTTTCGTGCCCGACGACCGAATGTTGCGCTTCAGCCTGCCTGACCTGACCGGCACTTTCGTTTTGGCAGCGCCCGCAACCATCTCGCAGAGCTCTTTGTGCAGCGCTTTGACGTCCGACATGTCATCGCCGATGTCTTTGAACGCTTTGCGAAGCTTGCGGCCGCCGTCGATCTGGATTGCTGGGTCCATTATCGTCGTCTGGCAGCTTTCTCTCGTTCTCGGGCTTGTTCTTTCAGAATAGCCTTCAGCGCTCGAATGATTCGAGGGTCAGCGTTCTGCAACTCGCTGATCGGTTGCCGAGTGGCGATAGCCAGCGCAGCGAGCTCGTACGCTACGCCTCGTCGGCTAAAGGGGTGTCGTTCTCGTTATCGACGTCCAGGTCAACGACCGAGTCGAAGAACTTCTCCCACGTTGGCACGACGAGGCCGGCGTGGCGGCGTGATTCCCACGCCAGCCACGCCAGATGCTCGAGTTTTGGGGTGCGCAAGGCTTCGGGCGCAGATTCGAGCTTGAATGCACGCTCTAGCTTGAGCAGGGTGCCCATGTTCGGGCGGGTGACGACTGGCTCGCTCTCGTTGTCCAGTCGGCTTGAGATGGAGAGGTCAAGCATGTCAGGCGGTGGTCACCGTGACTGCGCCGGACAGCGGCCAGGTCACCGAGACGGTGGCGAGGTCGGACACGCTGCCGTCGATGATCGGCAGCTCGGTGACAAGAGCCGAGGCGGAGTGCTTCGGGTTGTCAGCTGCGACTGCGGCGCTGGTCGGGGTCATCTCGACGGTGGTCGTGGTGCCGAGCAGCGGGTACAGGGTGGCGTACACCGACGACGCAGCGAAGTCCTGGTGGAACTCGAT